TAAGCAATTTTAAATCAGCTTCTTGCTGTGATGTATCTGGCTTATGTCCCTGTAAAACTTCATTACTTTTGTTTATCTTTGCTGTAAATTCACTATCATCAAACGCAGGCAATTCTTTATACTGCAATTCCTTATTTAATGTTTCTAAATCTTTTAACAATACATCAATTTGACCTTTTTTATCCTCAATAGATTTATTGTTGTATTCAATGCTTTCGTTAAGTTTTTTACCTCGTTCTGATAAGTTCTGTAAATTTTCTGAACGCTTCTTTAAAAATTCAGCCTTCTTCTGTTCCAAGTCATCATCTTCCCAAGGTCTACCACAGCAAGGGCAACAAGTATCTGTAAACTCTTGTTTATATGTACTTGTATATTCATCTCTTAACTTTTCAAGCATTTTATTTATTCCGGTAATTTCAGCAGAACTTTCAGAAATGTGCTTTTTCAAACCATCAATCTTTGTTTGTAGCTTGTCTTTTTCAAGTTGATTTTCATATTTCAGTTTCTTATTATAGTTTTCTACTTCGCCAAGTTTAGCATTGTATTCAACTTTTGCTTGCTTCAATTCACTTTCAGCTAAACTTCTTTCACTTTCAGCTTTTTTTAATATTTCGTCACCGTTCTGAATATCAAAAATTTCATTTTGCAGGCAGTTAATCTTCGCCTTGACATTACTAATATCATTTTGAATTTCTGAAGCTTCTCTAGCGTCAAGAGCTAGCAAAGTTCTTTTAACTTCATCAATTCTTGTGGGATATTGCTCTAGTTCTTTGTTGATTTTCTTTTTAGTATTAGCTAATTCCTTTGCCTTATCCTCAATACTCTTGCCACTATCTAAAACCTGTACAACATAATCTAACTGCTCATTTTCTGCAAGTTCCTTATCTGTACATAAATTTGCAATAGAAGTTAAAACTTCTTTCTGTTCTTGCCATTTAAGGTTGCAAAACTGTGTAGGATTTGTTGTCAATTTGAATAAATTTTCATTTATCAAATCTGATACAATCTTTTGATACTCAGCCATTTTACAAGGTACATTGTCTACTTCGTAAAGAGTTTCATTTCCAGTAAATGTTTCTTCTACACTTCCTCTTTTTTTTGACCACTTTTCTCTTAATGTCCTTGTAAAAGTCTTTGTGTTGCCGTTAACGGATATTACAGCAGTAACACTATGCTCTACCCTTGGTATTTCATTGCCATTCTTATCAAGAGTTTTTACATCAAAGTCTTTTTTACCTAAACTATCCTTACCAAAAAGTACCCACAAAAACGCATCAAACAAGCTTGTCTTACCCGTTGCATTTGCTCCCTTTATTTCATTTATTCCGTCGTTAAAATCAATCTTAAAATCCCTTATTCCCTTAAAGTTTGTAAGAGATAAATGTTTTAATATTATATCTACCATTTTTTTAATCTCCTTTCTATTGACAAAAACAAATTACTGCTTTATAATTCAGCTGTATATATATTTCCAAACGTGCAAGTTTGCAAATATTTTTATTAGTCCTCTGTTGTCGCAGAGGACTTTTTTTACCACCTCACACAATTTTTCTTTATCCTCCTTGCTTTTTCAACTGTGAGTGTATGGATTTCAATTCCGAATAAGCGTTCTTTTGTTTTCAAATAAACATCCCAAATCCAGTTCACAACTTTCTCACACAACTTCATAATTAATTTTTTCATATTTGTCCCACCTTCGCCTGATAAGCATTAATTCTCTTTAACACTTTTCTATAAGTTCCATCTGCGTGACACTCTGCAAGACATCGCTCTACTTGACTTCTCTTAAAACCACACGCTTTGGCAACATACGCTACTGTATCGCACTCGTTTATATGTGCTATATACAGTACACATATATTCTCTCGAGTTTCTTGTAAAGCTAGTCTTTCCTCGCTAAATGTGCCCTCGTTTGGTATCTGCGTGTTAGGTTTAAGTCCTAATCGCTCACATCTCTTAAATGCAGAATTATATGTAACTCCTAAGATTTTGGCCATATCACTAACAGTAACACCGTAATAGTCCAACAATCTTAGCTTTTCGTCATTAGCTTTTGTCCATTCCATATTTTCGCCTCCTCTCAATAAGTTAAGTTTGCAGCTACAAAGATAACTGCAATCAGTAACAGTATCATCATTTATGTACCTCCTCTTTCTTCTGCAGATAAGGCAATATGCGTTTGTTGAGAGTATATAACCCTCTGCCTAAAGCCTCTTTTTCCTCTTCTTCACTCTTGTAAACAGGTCTTTCCTCAGTACATTTGTATTTTTGCATATTAATCACCTCTATCAATAGATATGTTTTTCTTAGATTGTCCTAGTAGTTACTTGCAAAAACTCTCAGCTAATTTGTTTGCCTCAGTTAAAAGCATTACAATGCGTTCTGCCTTTTCTATAGCCGTATCTAGTTCCGTTGTTGAAACTTTAATTTCCTTTTCCATCTTTCCACCTCCTAATATTATTCTTTTACCTCTTTCTATTTTGTGTTATAATTCAACTATCAGCACTGTACTATTGAAATACATAATAGAAAGGATATACATTTATGAATCAAATACAAAAAGATGTTTTAACTTTAGCTTGTACTGCTTATAACGATGGTGATGAAGCAACAATATTTTTGGATAGCTCATGTGGCACAAATGATATTATTTTAAAAAAATATAGCTGTGATAAACTAATTCGTGCATATGACTATCTAAAAGATAATGGTTTTGTTAAGCAAAATGTAAGTTGTTTAGGTTTCTTTACCTTTTGTCCTACAGAAAAAGGAGTAGATTTCTACGAAAATAACTTTCAAAAATTTGCAAATATTTCTGTAACTCAGGGAGATAACAGCATTCTTGTTAATGGTTCAAACAATACAATATCAGACAATTATTCTTCAATATATAACAACATACAAAAGTCTGATATGTGTCCGGAACATAAAGAATTAGTTTGTCAACTGTTAAAAGAGCTTCAATCTAAGCCTAATACAAATACACTCGATAGGTTAAAAACATTTGTTAAAAATATAACTGATAAAGGACTAAGTTCAGCAATCGATTATTCAATACCAGTTCTACTTTCTCAGCTTATATCTCATCTTAAATAAGTAATACCTAAGCCAGTCCTTAAATGTGCTGGCTTTTATTAATTCGACCTGTACTTCCCTGGTCGAGCAAACACATGTTTTTGTACTATCAAGTTGTCGCCTGTTTGTAATTTCACGCATATGAATTTCTGTAATAAAACCTAATTTTGTTTTATAAGCTACAATATATTCCTTCCCGTTGATTTTTACTAACAAGTCTTTATAAACCTTCATCTCCCCACCTCCTAAGCCGACTTTGTTCGTGTTTCTGAACTTGTTAGACAAAAAAAATATTCAGGGATGTCACTTTCAGTTAATTTCAGCAACTTAATTGCTCTAAATATTTCTTTAGAATCAAATTCTAGTTGATTATTCAGCCTTTGACTTAAAGAAACTCTGCCTATGCCTAGAGCAGATGCAAAATTATCTTGGGTATCAAACATTTCTTTAATTCTACCTTTTAGTTTACGGTAGTCAAAAATCGGGTCTTTCATATTTTCACCTCCGTTCGTGTTTCTGAACTTATGATAGCATCTTTTCGCTATAAAGTCAATAGCATTTTTTCATTTTTCTGAACTTTTTTAAAATATTTTTAAATAAATGTTGCATTTTCTGAACATTTGTGATAATATTGTTTCAGGAGGTGAGAGAAATGGATTCTATGTCTAACCGGTTAAAAAAAGCTTTAGAAATAAGAAAAATGACGCAAGCTGATTTAGTAAAAAAAACCGGCATTGGAAAATCTTCAGTTTCAACATATTTGAGTGGTGATTACGAGCCAAAACAAAAAAACACATACAAATTGGCAAAAGCTTTAAATGTAAATGAAGCTTGGTTAATGGGTTACGATGTTGATATTGAAAGAAAAGACAATTCTGTAAATTTATCTGATAAAGAATTAAAATTAGTACATAATTATAATCTATTAAATAACATCGGTAAAATCGAAGCACAAAAAAGAATAGAAGAATTAACACTAATAGATATGTATTCAAATAAGCTTGGCACTAATGCTGACAATATAACTTTAGTTGCTGCTAGAGGTGATAGTAACAAGACTGTTGAT